GTATTGCTAGGTGCGCTGATTTTTTCTACGTATTCACGCATTAAATCAACTGCTGTTTTTTGCATTGGACGACGTGATTCTGTCATTTCTTCCTCTTCGTCTTCCTCTTCGTCTTCTTCGGCTTCCATCATGGAGAATTCTTCTTCGCCATCTTCTTCGCCATCTTCTTCGCTGTCCATGCCCATGTCAGACATGTCATCGTGTTCTTCTTCGCCAGCTTCGTCGCCCATTAGCTGTTCAAATTCAGCTTTTAGTGCTTCTAATTCTGACTCAAGATCCATAACTTTTTGCTCTAGATCTTCTTCGCCGCCCATGTCGCCCATGTCGCTGCCCATGTCGCCCATGTCGTCGCCCATGTCGCCCATGTCTAATTCGCCGTCATCTTCGTCATCGCCTTCGCCAATGCCGTCGGTTTCGTCCATAGCAATTTCGTCTACTAGACCTTGAACTTGATTGCCACCAATGTCTTCTTCGGTGTATTCTTCGTCCATTAGACTTTCGTAAATATCACGTGATTTTTCAACCACGATGTCGTGAAACAACGCACGAGCTTTATCTTCCTCGTCGTTGATAATGTGTTCAATTAGCTGTTCATATTTGTTCATTAGGAACTCCTTATAATAATATGGCTGTATTTTATTTACTAAAATACTTAGATTATGGGGTTAAATAGGTGTTTTTTGAAGGATTTAGTCAGACTACACCGGTCCAGCTGCTGCTACAGGTGGTCTATACTGCTTGGTAATCTTTTCTAATTTGTGTTCGTGCTCGACTTTACGCACATCACTGGCCATACGTAAACGATTGAGATCGCCTAAAGTTAATCTAGTTTTTCTAAGATCGCTCAACTTCAAAGGGGTATTATCTTCTGCTGAAGAGTGATAACCAGGTTTGGCGGGATCGTAAAGTTCGTTTAGTAGCATACTAGTATTTAATCAAATTTTGGATTTATGCTGGTACTCCGGCTGCTGGAGCTGCTGCTACTCCAGCTGCTGCGCCTGGCTGTGGTCCGCCTAACGGACTCATTCCTTGTGCAGCACCCGGCGGTGCTATTTCCCCGCCTTCAGCTGGTGGTGTCACTGCATCTAAATCGCCTGCAATACCACCTGGACTAATACCTACGCTACGCAAGTTTGGATCTTCAACAGGAGCCTGTTCAACGTCGCCCTGTTCTTCGGCCCACATTGTTTCGTTTTCGTTCATTTCCTGTTCAGTCATACCCAAATAACGCTTCATCAAGAAACGTTTACTCATATACGGGTATGCTTCAAGTTGTGCAAAAGTAGCAATTCTAGCACTGTCTACGTCAGCTTGTCTGTACTGTGCAAAGTTTTGCGGCTCTTCAAATATTAAATCAAATAACTGTCCGTCGATGTTTATACCGCGCCAGCGCATGAACAGCTTAAATTCTTGATCTAATTTGTCTACAATCATGCTTTGCAAACGCTTGCAATACTGATTAAAGCGCCATTCTTGTATAAGCGCAGTGCCCACACGCCCGTCTGTGACCGATCTAGCACCGTCGTCTAATTCGGTAGGCAAATAGCTGCTGGGAATACGTAGGCCACGGAACAACTTGTTAGTAAAGAAGCGTAAATCTGTAATTTCACCTAGGTTTTGACCACCCGGAAACACATCAATACTGGATCCTCTACCTTCGGCAGTGACTGGGAAGAAATAGTCTTCCATCATGCTCAGCGGGTTGTAAGTGGCATCCATCATGTTGGTGCCACCACCTGTTTGTGTAGGAATTCTGCGCTGATGTATTTCGTTTTTGATACGTTCTACATAAGCCATTGCCATGTGACTGGGCATGTTTCCTACGTCAATTTTAAACACTCTACGCTCAGGCGCACGTTGTATTCTGTAGATAATAATTGCATCTTCCAGCAATTCTTTTTGTTTAAACACCTTGAACACATTTTCCAGTACACTATTACCAAACGGCCAATATACGTCTAGCCCTTCAGTCAAACTCAAGTGTACCACATGCTCGGCATTAATAGCCGATTCGTTCTGTGCTCGGGTAAATCTAGTACCACCCGAATACGGGGTTGCCGGTTGCACATAACTACCGCTTGGTCCGCCTACTTGTGGGTGATTGATATAGGTATCTGAAGTTGATACTGCTGTGACAGTTAAATTTTCAAAATTTGGATTTAAGTCTTTAACAATATATTGTTCGGGCTTTTTGCCTTCGGCTTCGTTAACAATAACTTTGACAACTTTGCTCATTTCAACCCAAAACATCTTGAATGTTTCTGGGTCTCTAACAAAAACTTGGTCACCGTACTTTATAGTATTACGAACAATTTTAAATATTCTTTTGTTTAATTCGTTTAATGCTACCCATTGTTGTAGCTGTTCTTTGATAATTTTTACTTCGTTATCAGTGGGTTTTTCTTTAAAATGAATATCAAATGCTGTACCGTTTGCTTCGTTTTTTTGCGACATAAACTCGGCAAGAATATCCAATGCTGCATTGATTTCCGAGTCCATGTCCATTTGTTCGTATTGATTATAACGCTCAACACGATTTGGATGCCCAATATAAACTTCTGGTAAGTTGCTTTGATAATTTTTAAAGCCTGGGTCAGCCTGGCGACCGCTGCCCAATGGACTTACATTGCTGGGTAAATTAGACGATTTAAAATATTTTTTCCAAGACATTAGTTATTCCAAGTATGCTATATTTACCGTGTTATGCTAGCTCGTTCGCTAATCTTTCGCTGTACTTGACATTATCTTTCATGGCATCCACAAGTTTAGACAAGTTGTCAATTTGTTCCTGCATCATTGACATCTGCATTTTATTATCATCGGCGATTTGAGTTTTAACTTGTGTCATGGTTTGAACCAATCCCGTTGGACTGGATAGCACTGTTTCCAGCGCAGTACTTAACGCAGTTGGTAATTCTTGTAGCTGCTCTTTTGCAAGCGCCGGTTTGTACTCTTGCGAAGATGGTTGCGCTGCTCTGGTTGCTGCTGCTACCGCAGTAAATGATGATTGCATTTGCTGTACATTATTTGCTAAATTACCAATAGATGCAGCACCTGCTAATTCAACAGGAACTGATGTGCCGTTCTTCAATGGGATTATTGCTTCAGGACCTGCTTCACCGACCCACGATAATTGTGTTCCACTTACAATACCGCCACGTGCATTTCTGGGTATGTTGCTTAAAAATATATCAAATCTATCTATCAACGGCTTAACATATTTGGTATACATCTCTGCCAGATCAGCTTTGTATCTGTCTGTACCATAGTCCTCTGTGGGTTCTGTTCCCGGTGGCGATCCTTTGGGGGCTGATTTACCAGTCATGAGTTTGGTAGTGGCAAAAACCAAATCGTTTACTGCCTGAGTGGCCTTTCCTAAAGCGTCGGTAAATGGTGTCAAAAATGGTCCAATATTTTGCGACATTGCCACTGCAAAACCTTGCACATTACCCTGGAAGTCCATTACATTTTTTGTAAGTTTGTCATTGGCCTTCATTAGATTTTCTGCATTTTGTCTTGACTTGTCAAGATTTTCTTTTGTGTAGAGACCAGTGCTTAACATACTGTTAAACATGCCAGCAATTTGATCTAGCCCAGATGCACCCAGTCTTGCTGCCATATTAATTACTGCGCCGCCTGATTGTTTGACAATACGTTCTTGTTCTTTGTTTACTGCCGATACTCCTTCTAGAACTTGATTTTGCACCTGACTGGCACTTATACCTGCATCTTTGATATTTGCATAAGTGCCTTTGATCAAAGTTTCAAATTCTTTGTTTTGACTCATTGCAATGTTGGTTGCTGCGTCTGTGATCGCAGTACCGCCGCTTGACACATACTCCAAGAATCCTTTTTTAGCATAATCCGGCATAGCTTCGTATGCTTTTTTAAATTTTTCTGCTTCTTGTGGAGAAAGCTGCGCCATGATGTCGGCTTCCATTGCTTTGGTTCTAGCTTCTTCCATTGCAGCTTTGGCGTTTTTGCCTGTAATATCTGCCAACACCTTTAAATCTACTGCGTATTGTCTTGTTGTTTTTGCTACTTCTTTCGCATCCAAGGCTTGGAACTTTTCAGCAGTCATATTACTACGCATGCTTGCAAGTACTTGTGCAGCAAGTTCTGCTTGTTCTTCAGTAGTATATCCTAGTAGGCGCAGTTCCTTACGCATAGAACTTCCGTCTGCTTGCACTCTACCAAATTCATCGGCTACTCTGGCCACTTTGTCAACAGCAAGTGCGGTATTCATGCCCATGGCTCGCAGTTGTGGTTCAACCTTGCTCATTGATGTCGAAAACTGATCCACTGTGAGTCCTGCTGCAAACGCCAGTTTTCTCATGCCAGTCATACTATCAGCAAAACTGGCACCCATTTTGTTAAAAGTAGCATAGGACTTGATAGTGTTATTGAGTTCCGAAGACAACATGCCTATTGTTGTTTTCAGGCCTAGCTTGATCAATGAGCTGCCTACTTCTGGTAGTTTTTCAAATTCCGCGGGCAATAATTTTTTAGCTACTGCACCTAGTCCGTCACTGACTGCATCTACTCCAGTAGCCAATAGAGTAGTGGCTTGTTTGACTGGGTTGGTTGGCAGCTCACCAAAGTTTTTGGCCCAAAGAGCACTTACTTCAACCGCAGTGGCGCCCAATTGTTTTAGATAGGTAGCAGCTCCTGAATCCTTGATGTCAGAACCAGCAATGCTGACACGATTGATATTTTCAGATAGATTAGAAAAAAGACTGCGGGCAGCACTTTCGCTGGACTTGGCACTTGATGCCATTTGCCCCATGGAATCTGCAGCTCGATCTGCGAACCCGGCTTGTTGCTTTGATGCTGATGCAATTTCAGAATCCGCTCGACGTTGGCGTCCTTGCGAAACTGTCATAGCCTGCAATAATGCTCTCAGAGTGGACTCTGTGGCTGCATTATCTGCACTGACAACACCTACTCCTGGAATCCGAACATTTACCGACATTTTTTTAACCTATAAATATAGTACATCAATTATATTTATGGGATCAAAAAAACATGGCAAATCCTGCTAATAACCCGCTGTTCAAACATTTTCGTCAACCAGCAATTTATTTAAAACTGCCCAGCCAGGGTAGATTTTGGCCCGAAGGCTCTATTGACATACCGCCCACTGGCGAAATTCCTGTATATCCAATGACAGTCAAAGATGAGATCACTATCAAAACACCAGACGCACTAATGAACGGTGTTGGGGTAGTAGATACCATACAAAGTTGTTGCCCAAACATCAAAGATGCTTGGAAAATTCCAGCATCGGACCTAGATGCTATTTTGATTGCTATAAGATTGGCCAGTTATGGTTCAGACATGGATATTGAAAGTGTATGTCCAGAATGCAACGAAACCACAACCAATGTGGTAGATTTGCGTGTGCTGTTAGATAACTTAAAGGCGCCCGACTATCGCCCAACCCCAATTGAGAATCTAACATTCAACTTTAGACCACAGGCATTTGAAACCATGAACAACACCAACATCATGGTGTTCGAACAGCGTAAACTGCTAGATGCTATTACCAGCAGTGAATTGTCAGACGAAGAAAAAACTGCTCAATTCAATTCAATTTTTCCCAAATTAACTGATTTAAATGTGCTGGCTCTGGTTTATTGTATTGAATCAATTGTGACTGGCGACGGCACTCAAGTGTCAGAATTTAGATTTATTAAAGAGTTCATTGAAAACTGTGATCGAAATGTTTATGCAGAAATTAAATCGCAGATCGAAAAATTTGTAGAATCAACCAAACCCAATGCACTTGAAATCGAATGCGGCGAATGTCACAAGACCTATCGTACAGAACTAAACTTTGATAATGCCAATTTTTTCGGTTAAGGCTTTTGACTATGTCCACTGAGGACATGATAGCTTACTTTGATAGATTAGAAGCACAGTCAAAAGCCATAAAAGAAGAAGTTTTAAGATTATGTTGGTACATGCGCGGTGGACTTGATTACAATGATGCCATGCTGCTGAGTTTAGATGAACGTAGAATCATTAGCAAAATAGTCAAAGACAATCTAGAAACTGCCAAGAAATCAGGAATGCCATTTTTCTAATGCAAGATATTATCATATTGGCTATTCGGGAAGAAGCCCCAAGTCTGCAGCAGTATCCCAATGTATTCTTTACCGGAGTAGGCAAAGTAAATGCAGCACTGACTGTGGCAAAACTCATACACGAATACAAACCAAAACGAATATTCAATTTTGGTACAGCCGGTGGAATCACACAGACAGGACTAGTGCATTGTACTCAATTTGTACAAAGAGACATGCTGTGTATGCCATTAATGCCCAACCCAGGCCAAACCCCGTTTGAAACCAAGCATGCTATTATAACTGACCCAACAGGTGCTATATGCAGCACAGGAGACAACTTTGTCACCAACAATATCTTGGACATACCAGCTGATGTAGTAGATATGGAAGCCTATGCACTAGCCAAAGCATGCGAACTCAACAACATCAAATTTCATTGCTACAAATATGTCACTGATCAAGCAGATCACTCAGCAGGTACAGATTGGCAAACTCAAGTAGCATCAGGTGAACCATATTATATTAAAGTTCTTAAAGACTTTAATCTATTATAAAGATTAGCTGCGCTAATCTATTGATTTCGCTATCGCTCATCAATATGTTTTTTTAAGTTTCATCTAGATTAATCGGTCACTCTTTGCCCAGGGCGGGCAAAAAATATATGCGCTTCATCTGAGTAGCACAGTCACTGATATTAGAGCATTACAGAGGCGGTTGTCCTGTACCTCGAGCTCCGTTCTTGTACAACGGCGGGTTAATTTACATATATCAGCATGTAGTTAACCGTGCGATATCGCTATCGCGTCTTTTTAGCCTTTTTAATCCTGTTCAAACAACTAAATCGCGGCATTTGCGATCTTCATCCCGAAGGGTAGTAGTTGAGTGCTTCTTGCAGCGAGAAGGCTTCCGTCCCTGTGTCTATTTCAACCAGGTATAGGGCACACGATATTGGCTTGTGCGAGCTTAACTGCTTAGTTTGTTTTTAATGTGAGAGCCATGGACACGGACCTGTATATGTCCGTTATAATAATCATCTGATTCTAAGACTTGGTGTCGGAATTGTTCTCTTGCTTCAATATATGAACATTCAGCTTTTGATTTGCAGTAAAAAAGTATTTCTCTTGTAAATTTTTCTGGGCCTAGTGTTTGTATGTCTTTTTTGAGTTCGTCGTTTGAGCCATAATATTCTTGCCAATCGCTGTCAATCTTGCTTCTGATCTTCTTTTTCTTTTTAGTGCCGTTTTTGAGTTTTACTGTTTTTACTGTAGTTTTTGAAAATTTGGCTAGTTTTTTCCCTATGTATTTGCGCCCAGATACTGTATTTGTGATCAAATACACAAATCCCACGCAATCCTCAGGAAGGGTTTCCACAAGAGTGGATTCAAATAGCCATGACATACAGCATATAATTATCTCTTTACCATTCAGTTGCGTAATTTTCATCAACTACCGCAGCAGTACATTTGGTTTGACATTCGCGCCATTTGTAGGTTTGAAAATCGTTGTGCCAAAATTGATCTGCTAAACACTCCTCTAACTTCCATTTGTTTAAATCAAATTTACGAGCTATTTCCTGCCACTCGTTGTTGTGACTATATCTATTAGCGACCCAACAGCAAGGATATAGCAGGCCCTGAGCAGATATATACAATCCTTTGTTTCCGATACTACACAACGGCACAATTAATTTGTTGTCTTTTACAGTATTGTACAGCATGTAGTTAATACCAGGAACAGGATTAGAGCGAAAAGTAAAATCAGTTAATTCTCTTTCAAACCGCTCAGTTTTACTAATAAAATTGTTCGATGGTTGCAATTGATCAGCTGGCCCGTACACAGGATACACCTTTGCGAACTTGGTACTACGAGTCAATTGAAATCTATCTACACCTAGCTGTTTCGCATAAGATTTCATGCTTTCTATTGCATCTTCGTTAAATTTAAACGCAATAGCAGCCCACACAATCTGCACATTACTAGCAGCTCGAAGAGTGCGTATGCCTTCAATAATACTCGCCCAATCGCTGTTTACACGATACTGTGCATTTGATGCCTGATCGTATCCATCAATGCTAAAATGCACACTGTCTATACCAGTTAAAACATCACCTAACGCTTGCCACCACTCAGTTTTTTTATAACTGCCGTTAGTGACAATAACAATTTCAACAGTGGGCTTGATATCTTTAATGTACCTGATTACAGGAATTAAATCATGTGCATAGATAGGATCGCCATCATCACCGCAAAATGTAATTTTTTCAACATCACTACAAATAAACTCCGGTGTAAAATTGCGTTGAAAAAATGCTAAATCTAGTTCAGTGTTGACAAGAGTATTGGGCACTTCTTGTCTAGCGCATCTAGGACAAGACAATGTGCATTTGCTGCTTATTTCAATATGAAAGTGCCAAGTTGCTAACATAAAGCCACGTTCCTTTGCCACTGCCCAGTAAAGTTTGACATATTATTAACAGTACTACAGGTAGCTTGACATGTTGGGTTGCAACTAGATGTATCCCACGAAGATGCAATTTGATCAAAGTCATTGACAGTGTAATCTGTTACACCTAACCAGCAACACGGATGGAACACACCGCGAGCACTAAGATATAAACTTTGATCACGATTTCTAAAGCAATCAATTGGGCCAGTTTCTATAACAGGTCTTGACCAACCTTTTGGTGCCCGCAACCAATCCACAGTGGGCACACGTTTACTAACCTTAGCTCTAAACCATTTAAAGCCCATTGTTCGTGCCAATTGTTCGCATTGCTCAACCTGATGTTCGTTGTGTTCATACACCAACATATCCCAATGAGCCGAACCACCAGCACGAATAAATGCTTCTGCATTAGTCATTACTCGATCCCACACTATATTTTTTCTATAAATGTGATTGGTATCCGCTAATCCATCAATGCTAAACACTACATAATCAAGAGGATTGTTTAGTCGTTCTCCCAAGGCCGTCCACCACCATGCAGCTTGTAATCCACCATTGGTGTTCATACCAATTGTAATGCTGCTATTAATGTTTCTAAAATGATCAACGATGGCTAATGCTTCGCTGGCAGCAGGGTCGCCGTAATTGCCACACATGAACATTTTATCTAAGCGATAAATTACATGGTCAGGAAGTATACGTCGAATGTCAGTGGGAGTAAGCGAGTGCTTGATTTTTTTATTAAATGCGGGATCAGTTTCTCGCGCACAAGAAGGACAAGCCGCCTGACAAACGTCAGTTGGCTCTAAGTGTAATACTCTAACTGTTTCAAACAATTTCAACATCGGTGTTATAACTTGTAAATCCGTTTTCTTTAACCACACTTAACACGTTGTTTACTCGCCCAGCAAGTTCGTCTTTGTGTGACACTAACCAAACACTGCGATTGCCTTCGCGACTCATCTTCTTGAGAATAGCTAAACTGTTTTCTACACCTGAACTGTCCATACCGGTATCAATAACTTCATCAATGAACAACAAGTTGATAGGCTGATACAAGCTTTCCCACACATCGCGGAACGCCCAGCTTAGGCTTAGAATCAATCTATTACGTTCGCCTCTAGATAAGTTGTCAAAGTCTAGTTCTCTACCCAGTTCCTCGATACTAACAGTTAGATCATTTTGGAACTTTACAGTGTGCGGTAATCCAATACGATCTAGATATTGACTCAGTCTTGAATTTAGATAACTTAGATTTTGATCAATAATACGTTTACGAATAAAGCTATCTTTATTAGTTAAAAGTTTAAGTAAAAATTCTTGATGTTCTTTTACATTAGCAAGTTCGTTAATTAGATCATAATTGATTTCTTCCAGTGCCTGAGTTTCCATTTCTCGAATTTGCTCAGCATATGGATCTTGAGCATTGGTCAATGTTTCTAATTGTTGTTTCAAATTGGCCACAGTGTTTTTGTGATTGATAGCATCTTCTTTGCGATCGTAAAACACTCGAGGCACAGGACCAAGATCGCCAATAAGGTCTAATGCTTCGGTGTGCGACATCAATTGTTCGTCGTTGGCAAGATACTGCAATGCAGTTTCTTTTAATGTTGTGCGTTTTTCGTTGAGTACTTCTTCGTGTTTGGCATCGTGCATGGTCTGCCCACACGCATAACACTCGTGTTTTTCTAATTTTTCAATTTCTAATTTTAATTTATCTAAAGTTTTAAGAATCTTCACTTGCTCTAATTCGCAAGCAGTTTTCCATTTACCTATTTCGTTTTTCTTTTGTGAATTTTTATTCCATTCGTCTAGCGCATCGTGTGCTGCAAGTTCGGGCTCAATGTCGATGTCACCAACTACGTCTAGTGCAGATCTTAGTTCATTGATCTCATTGAGATTTTTATTGGTCCACAAGGTTTGTCTACGACGTGTGGCTTCAATTTGTTCTTGTATGCGGGCATTGGCATCTGTCACAGCTTTGATACGATACTCTTCCGCTGTAATAGCATCTTTGGTTGCTTTCAGTTGCTCCTTTAATGCATCAGCTTTATCGGACAGCATTGTAATGCCTAGCAACTGTTCAATGATAGTTCTTTGATCGTTGGCTTTGAGTGAAAGGAACGGCTCGGTATAAGTGTTGAGTGCAACAATGTGTTTGAACATGTCATGGCTCATGCCCAACATGCGTTCAATTTCTGCTTGGGTTTCTCTGCTATCTCCTTGGCTTTCGTCGGTGATTTGCTGCTCTTCTCCACCAACATAGAAAGCCATGGTATTAGGCTTGCGACCGCGTTCAATTCGATAATCAACACCGTCTTTTTCGAACTCAATTGTGACCAGCATGTTCTTACCATTTGTTTTATTGATAAGATTATCTTTTTTGATATTGGTTAGAGCGGCGCCGTAGAGAGCATAGCTTAGTGCATTAATAATGGTTGTTTTGCCAGTTCCATTCCTGGCTCCTGTGTCGTCTCCGCCCAGGTCCAAGTTCTGACCTAGCACAAGAGTAAGATCTTTTCGATCAAACTGAACAGCCTGGGTAGCATTACCCACGCTCATAAAATTCTTTACCGCAAGTGTTTTAATTTTAAACATTAGAGATTTCTATAAATGTCTAGCAACAAATTTTTGTTATACTGCTCGCTTTGAATATTTGTAAGTTGATTGGTCACAATAGTGTCCACACTTTCAAACATGATATTGCCAGTGATGTCGTAATTGATATCTTCGCTTACAACTTTTTGAGGAATAAGTGTAATCTCTCTAAGATTGTAAGTATTTACAAATGTTTCTTTGATGAATGTGGCTTCTTCATAACTGATATCCACATCAAGATTCACACGCACATGCATACCTGGATTCAACAGTGCATCGGTATTTTGTAAAACATCGCTAAGTTGATACACACGATATCTGGGTTGATTGGGCCATGCATGATACTCCGGCTCTGCACCCCATTCCAGTATCATCATACCACGCTCGTCGTCGTGATTGTCTGCATAGTTGTGTGGAAAGCAGTTGCCAATGTAAGTAATGTTCTTGTGCGTTTGACGCTTGTGAAAGTGTCCAGTAAACACACGTTCAATGCCGTGAAAGTCTTCACGTTTGACATCACCGTGATCCGGCATCTGTACCATGGCATTCATATAGAAGTGTGGTAGTTCAAAATGCCCAAACATGTACTTGGCGTTTAGCTTTGGAATACGCTTATGATCGTCACCAACCAACCAAGGAGCAATAACCACGTCGCCACCAATATGCCAATCATTACAAATATGAACGTTAGGTAAGTGCCGCGCCCATTCCACACTTTGGACATCTCTCTTGTCGCGATAATAAAGATCGTGATTGCCAGGAATAAAATAAACAGCTTTAAAATGGTCATTCAGGTGCTCCAAGGCTCTGAGGCTGTAGTTGAGAGTCACAATGTTGATTGACGCTCGATTGTTGTGCCAGTCCCCTAAGAAGAACGCTGTTTCGCATCCTTCCTCTTTTGCCTTGGCAGAGAACCACTTTATGAAATTCAAGCAATCGTCGTTGTGTGTTTGACTGTTGCTTTTTAAGCCAAAATGGATATCGGTGCAGACTGCTGCTTTTTTAAATAGATTAGACATCTTGTTAGTTTACACTTTTGCAGACAGGAAAGTCAAACTTAATCGTCGTTGTAATCACCAGATGGCGGTCCTCCACCCCAGGATCCCATACCTTGTCTGGTATAACTTGGCGTCAGGCCATTCATCTCAAGAATATCATCTCGAAGATTCTGGTTGCGCTTTTCAATGTTAAGGACTCGAGTAAAGCTATTAGTGATAGCAGCAGTATAATAAGCAAAAGGATTCTGTGATTTTGATTCATCAAATTGCAATCCTATCTGTGATAGTTGAAGCAATGCCTGACTCCGCATTTCGTCATTGTAAGTGTATCCGCGCCAATTGCTACGTGTAGCATAACGCTCACACAGTTTCATAAACATGTGAGCCAGTTTTTTGGTCATAGTTCCGTGATCTCGACTAAATTTACCTGTTTCTAAATCACCAATCCAGTGACTTTTGCCTACACAGTATGGATTGCCATCTTCGTCAACCTTGTAATGTTGAAATGGTGGAAAATTACATTTGGTATATTTTGCAGGAACTGCTACTTCTACACCATCGTCGTATTCGGTTATAACTGCGGGATCATCGTCCAACAGCTTTTCTTGACTTTTACGAGTTTTTGCCTCGTCAATCGGGATATGCTCCCAGGTCATTATACGAAATACGATTTCGGTGTCTTTGATTTTGCTAGGTTTGACTGCAAAGTCATCCAGTTTCAATTTTACTGTGGTTTTGGCTTGTGCTTCGTCGTATGCTGCTCTGCCCAAGCGTTCTGCCCTGGCTTTGCGTCCAGCAGCAATATTTTTTTTGTTTATTTTGTCAACACCGGGCAAGATTAAATCATAATCGCCGTCTTCGGCAGTCAAGAAGCTACAGTAAGTGGCTTTACTTTTGTGAATTTCTTTAAGAATGTCACGGTTGTTTAGATAATTGTGTTTCATTAGATTCCTTAAAATACGCTGTTAATTTAACAAATAAATAATAAAAAAGCAAGAGGAAATTACATGCCAGTAGTAGAAGATTCAAAATTGGGCTTATTTGCCCCAAACAAAAATAGCCAGTTAAACCCAACACTTGATGCAGAAGGACGGGCAGCGTTTCTTGAGCGCCAAAAAGGAACGGTTAGTGGTAGTGGTGACCCAAAAGAAAGTCGACTACTCAAAGCAGGTTTACAAGCAGATGGAACTGCAATTGGATCTTCTACTGGTGGAGCTCCGCCCACAATTGGATTTGATCGGTCCGGCGAAGAATGGCGTGTGCGAGTCAGCGTAAATCCTGGCGCACCCATACTGTACAGAGATCCAAATCCTGGAGTTATGGCATATCTTAAAGATACTGACGGAGTCATATTTCCTTATGTTCCTCAAGTGACTGTGGCTTATCAGGCCAGATACGGGTCGCAACCGTTAACACATACAAATTATACAAACTATTTTTACGAAGCCAGCGAAGTGCAAGCAATACAAATCAGCGGAGAATTTTCTGTGCAGAACGATTTTGATGCACAATATCTGTTGGGAGCGTTATATTTTTTCAGGGCAGCAACTAAAATGTTTTACGGCAACTCAGGAACTTACCAAGGATCACCGCCACCTATTCTGTACCTCGACGGATATGGCGCACATTATTTACCGCATGTGCCTTGCTTGTTAACTCAATTTTCGCATACCATGCCCAATGATGTTGATTATGTTGAAACCACATATCAATCAAAGACCACAACAAAAACCACAATTGATACAGCTACAAAACTTCCTACGACACGATCTGGGTCCGGTACAATTACCACAGAAACAGCAGAGTTGCCAGCAAGAACACGACTGCCTACTGTAAGTACTATTAGTATTACTTTACAGCCAGTTTACAGCCGCGCAAAACAACGAGAGTTTGACTTTAACGCATTTGCCAGAGGCGACATGATCACCAAGGGGATAATATAATGGCAAAAGTTGCTTACTCGGGTACTAGCCCTTACGCACAAACTCGAACATTTGGTAATTTTTTAGATGTGATGGTGTATAGACCCATTACTAAAAAAGACGATGATGTTTTATACGAAATTGACAAAGTGTACGAATACAGACCAGATATACTGGCATCGGACTTGTACGGAGACAGTGCGCTCTGGTGGGTGTTTGCTGTGCGTAATCCCAATGTGCTCAAAGATCCTTTATTTGATTTTCGTGCCGGAGTACAAATTTTTATTCCTAAAAAAGCCACACTCCAACAAGACTTAGGAGTATAACGTGGCTAGTAAAACCAATTGGCCTGAAATCTATCAGCTCAACAAAGACCAAATCAAAGACCCAGATTTAATCTACCCTGGCCAGGTACTACGATTGCCTAACGGTACTACTCGTACAGTAGTTCCCGGTGACACACTGTGGGCGATTGCAAACGAATATAACACCTCAGATCCAAGCATAGCAGTAAACAATAGTTCTGCAGGCCAAACAGCCGAAGACAAAATAAAGAATGAAAACATTCCTGCTGATCCAGGAGTAGGAAACAATGCTCCAGTGCCTACAACAGATCCAGTGCCGGCGTTGGTTCCTGCAGGCACTGTCAGCGCCGCCGAAGCAGACAAAATCAAGAACAATCAAGACAGAGGCAACGCTGTAGAAGAATTACCTCCAAATGCATTTCCTGCGCCACCGCCATCAGAAAGTAGATCCGGCGAACCGGCAGCAACCAAAGAGAAAAGCAAACAAGGAACAATTGTAGGAACCACCAGCAATGATAAACCTCCAGGTGGTAATCTCAGTGACAGTGATAAACAAAACGAATTATCAAGTAAACTTGCTTTAGCTAAAAAAAATAAATTACACGAATATGCCAGCTCTACTTATAGAATCACGTTATATCTATTGTCAGCTCAAGATTATACTGCACTAGTTGACAGACCGGATTCTTTTAACCCGCAATTTGTATTGATAAGCAGCGGTGGCGGATTTCCAAATCCGGCAGAGTTTTCTATGGTACGTACCGGAAAAGAAATCACCGGAAGACATCCAGATTTTCAAGAAGATTTTTTTATAGAAAATTTAAATTTAACAACTGTGGTTGGGCTAAACGCAAAAACCAAGGCCAGTAATGCAATTGAAATAAGTTTTAGTATAGTAGAACCTTACGGAATGACCTTGCTAGATCGTCTTCAAAGCGCATGTAGTATGCCGCCAGTTAATAGTTCTAACTACATCGATCAACCGTATCTACTAGAAATAGATTTTCTATCTAACGTTGACGAAGCAAAAAATAAATCTATCAGGATTGATAGAAAGCGTGTGGCAATTAAAATAATTGAAATGAAAATCAAACCTGGCGCTGGCGGTACTGAATACAGATGCCGCGCAGTTCCATTTAACCATGTGGCATTCCAGGATTCAATTGCATCATTGCCGGTGGCACTAAGTGTTCAAGCTGGAACTGTAGGCGAATTTTTTGATAGCGGAAGCGAAATAGCCAAGATATTTTCACCAGAAGTAGCAAACAACGAAGAACGTGTTGAAAGTGAACTAAAAAAATGGGCAACAGATCAAGAAACTAAAAATCAAGGCACCAAACCCACTATAGCCGAACTCAATGAACAACGTGATAAATTACGGGCATCATTTACCTATACCACAAAAAGTTATCCTGCAGGATATAATACTTTCATGCGCGGTGTGTCCGGACCAGGAAAAACTTTTGCTCATCCCCCTTCCTTGATAGCTTTTAATATCCCAGACGAGAAAATTAAAAAAAGCAAAATTGTAGACGAAAAATTTGCTGAAGTGAGCAAGGTTCCAATGACCGATCCTGTTGAAGCAATAAATGCGTCAGTTCTTAGCTCTCCGATGCTTACTGGTAAAACAAAACAAGGGTTCAATATCAATCCAGGTATCAATATTGTTCAGCTGATTGACAGAATAATGCAAAGCAGTGAATACATTTCTGGACAAGTCAAGGAGGCCAAAGAAGCAATTGCCAAAAATAGAGAAATTGTTGCCAATAGAAGTTCTTTATTAAATGATCCTGCACAAGCACAATTAGACAGAGAGCAATTGACAAAAGAACTTAGAGAAGCCGAAAAAGAATTAAATCGGTACAAATTATTAAACTGGTACAAGATTATTCCCCAGGTCTATTTGCTGAATTTTGACGGAAGTAGAAATGCATACAGCAAACAGGTGGTATACACTATTGTTCCTTACAAGGCAGCAAATGCATACCATCCAGATTTCGCCAAGACCAGAATAGGTAAAAGCAAGATTGTAAGATCTTACAACTACTTGTACACTGGGTTAAATCAAGACATTGTGGCCATAGACATTGATTTTGACAGTTTGTACTATACTTCAATCACAGCATATCAAGACAACAAAACAGCAGCAGTAGCTACTTTCAGTGATCCCAATAGAGATGCCAACAATGATGTCAGGGACGCTGATCCAAAAAGAAGCAATCCAGAAAGAAAAACAGATTTACCTATAACAATAGAGCCTAGGGGAGTTAATAAAAAAGGTACCGGACATTTGAACAGCAGCTCTAAAAAAGATGCCAGCGCAGTTGCTGATGTGGCCGACAGTATCTATACATCAAGTCGCGGGGACATGCTAAATGTGCAGTTGCGTATTATAGGAGATCCTGCATTTATCAAACAAGACGACATTTATTACAATCCAATGAGTCCGGCTTATCAAAATTACAGTGTGACTAGCCAAAACGGTCTCGCCAGCGAAGAAACAGTTCCTATCAACCCCAGTACTGGCCAGATCATTTTTGACCAAGAACAAGTTTTTGTTCAACTGTTGATCAAGAGTGCAGTTGACATTGATGATGCTACAGGTATCACAAACAAACAAGTAAAATTGTCTAATGGTAGAATGACAGACTCGACATTTAGCGGAGTTTATAAACTTATAAAAGTCAAAAGCGAGTTCAATCGAGGCAAATTTGAGCAGACACTAGAAATGGTCAAAATGCCCAATGATTTATTTTATGATGACACTGTTAAAACAACGCCAAAAGTTGAATTAAAAGCCAAAGTGGCACAAACAGAAACCACAACACCTACACCAACTCCAGTCGTTGGAACTGGATTAATAGCCGGAGACGAAACACAAGGTGGTCAAGTGCGTGCTGGCGAACAGGATAGACTCAAAGCAGCCGCAGCCGAACCACCTACTAATCCTGTTGCTAGTTCGCCGGGCGAAGGTACAGTGGCTACTGCACCGCAGCCAACAGAAGCAGCGCCATCTAATGCCAATGATGCAACAGCAATTGCACCTCAGGAGAAAGCAGCCACAAACGTGGCATTACTATTAGATCAAAATCAAGCAGAAGCAAATGATTTAACTAAAACTAGAAGTCTAGAAGTTCCGTTGTTCAATGCTGAATTGGCCAAAATCAGGAACGATAACACATTAAGTGCTTCGGAAAAAGCCGACAAGGTAATTGCCTTGCGCGAAGGACTACAAGCTACACTAAGAGCACAAGCAGATCAAATAGTCAAGCTATCATTGAGTACTTACAAAATTGACACAGAGCCTGGCTCGGATCAGAGTCGACAGAAACTAAAACTGTTGACCCAATTGGCCAATTTACAAAAAGAAACAACAGAATTTTTCCAAGCGCAGGCAAAACGAATAGAAACAGTGAAACAGACAGGTATAGCATAAATGGCAGATTCAATTAATCCTAAAAGAGTAAACCCGGCTTACGACAAAGATGCAACGCCTGGTATCAAAGTTGACGCAGGTCCTTATATTGGTATTGTAAAAAACAATGTTGACCCAACAAGACAAGGTAGACTAGACGTTTGGATTTCTGAGCTCAGTGCCGAGGAAACAGGTCCGTACATTACAGTTAGCTATGCAAGTCCTTTTTTTGGTAGCACAATTGGTAGACCTGGTGTAGATCAACCCAACAGTTTTGGTACTGAGGCACAGACGTATGGATTTTGGGCCGTTCCTCCAGACCTTGAAAATCAGGTACTTGTAATTTTTGTTAACGGAGATATCAGTAGAGGTTATTGGTTCGCGTGTATTCAAAACACACCATCTAATCACATGGTTCCTGGTATAGCCAGACCATCTGGTAATACCAAGGTTTTATTGGATACCACGTTTGGAGCTGATCGAGACATCCCTGCCGATGATGTTTATTTGCCGGCCAGCGAAGTAAACTTGGAAAATGAAGATAGAGATTCGGCTAGAGATTACCTAAGACTAGATAGAGTTCTACATACCTATCAAGCAAACGTGGTTATTCAACAAGGACTAGAAACTGACCCCAGTAGAGGCACAGTGGCCAGTTCGTCCACTAGAGAATCTCCCAGTAGAGTATTTGGTATCAGTACACCAGGACGCGGATATCCGGATCTCACTGACAAATACCCGGACAAGCAGTCACTAGATGAAGCACTGAAACTAGGCAATCAAGGCGAAAAGATTCAAGACTGGCAACCAACAGAACGACGAGGTGGGCATACGTTTGTAATGGACGACGGCGATTTGTATGGTGATAGTCAATTGGTCAGATTGCGATCAGCTGGTGGGCATCAAATTCTATTCAATGACACCGATGAAGTTTTGTACATCATTAACAACAAAGGAACTGCTTGGTTAGAATTTACTCCTAAAGGCAGTATTAACATTTACAGTGGAGACAGTTTAAACATACGTTCAGAGATGGACTTGAATTTTCATGCAGACGGCAACGTAAACATCAATGCGGGATCTTCGATACGAATGTATGCAGGAGCGTCAATTGAATCACAAACTTCGTTGCAACTTATAACAGCAAAAGACTTATATAACATCAATGCTGGTGTAGTTGGACTACGTAGCGGCGGCAGCATTGATATTAGAGGGCTTAATGCCAGTTTGGAAACAGCAGGACTATTTAATGTCAAAAACGGAAGTTTTACACTGACCACATCGGGAAAAACCACAATCAGTTCGGGTGCAACTAGTGGATGGAAAGTGGCCAATGGAGAGTTGTGGTTCAAAGGTGGTGATCAAGTGTACATTAATACCTCAGGCAAAGTGGTTCCAAATGCCACTACCCCGGTGGAGCCGCAGATCAATCCCCCAATGGAGTTATACCAACAAGACAATGTGAGATTTGATAACAATACCAAGCGGTGGGTCGTTGATTCGCAAAGCGGACTGTCTAGTGTAGCACCGTTTACACCAACACACGAGCCCTGGCCAAGACAGACTGGAAAGAAAAAATTAAATAGTGGCCTAGTGGAACCATCACGAAAGCAGGAAGATTAATCATGCCTATTAATGTCACAGAATTTGTAAACAGCACAGTACAAAACAATCCAAAAGCCAATGCTGAAGTAAAAGCAGGCGCGAGCACAGCCGCAGCCATGTTTAGTGCATTTCAAACTGGCGGAATTAATGCTTCTACAGTATTAACTGCGGCAGACAACTTGCCTGCTGGAGTCAAAGCAAATTTAAACGCTGTCAATTCTTCAGTTTCTGGTGATGCTGGTAAACCCAGTGCCGCAGCTGGACAACAAGCAAAGTCGCAATCAAACAATCTAGGACCAGAAGCTGCTAGGAAAGAACCATTTAGCCAAGGTGCACCAAGAGCACTATTAGATGATCCGGCTGCACCAATTGGCGCACCAACGCCAAAAATAAAATCAACTATCCCGCAATTGAGAGAAAGTGATGTAAAAGCATTGATGGTACAAATTGCTTTTATGGAAACCAACAATGATAGCACATACAATGCACCTCCTCGAATTGGAAGATATGCAGTACACAACAAAACATTGATCAATTATGGGTATAAATTTGCCAACGGCGCAGCATTTACAGGCAAAGATGGTGTCACATCGGAAGTAGAATTCACGTTTGATGTCAATGTGCAAGATCGTATCATGGAACGATTTTTACTCGCCCAATATGCAGCCTGTATCAAGTCAGGCGCTATAAAAGAATACGATACCAAAGAGGTTGTTGCTGGCATGCTGGCAGTATCTTATCAGTTTCAAGATGCCAACCCAACACTGCAAACAGGATTATCGTCAATCACTGGACTAATGGGCACCGATACCAGCAGTTTACAATCGGCTACGTCTGGGCTCGCTGGCTCACTCGGCGGGTTATTGAATTCAGGAGCATCGCCGGCGCAAGCGTCCCAGAAACTGGTCGAGAGCAGTATAAGTTCAATAGCACAAAATATACAATCTTCATTGCCCAAAGGTTCTGTAGGCAAAGACGGAGCATCAATTGACAAAAAAGCAGTGACTGGAATTCCTACAATAACTGATTCCGCAACAAAAACAACAGAAAGCGTAAAAGCTGCACTGGATCCCACTTTACAAGGGTCGGCATCGCAACTCAAAACAGCAGCAGCCAAGATTGATGTCAGCAAACTCAAAGCACAAGGCGACGATTTTGCCAACAGTTTGCCCGCAACCAAAGCCAAGGATTGGCGACAAAAAGGTAAAGAAAAAGACAGCAAAGGTAGACCGGGTGCATTATTTTATAATGCTGGCAGATTTGCTGTGCAAAATCTAGGTGCAGATGTAAGCACGGAGTCGTTGCCGTGATAAATTTAGGTTAAATACGAGTATGGCAAACAACAGATATCGTGGATTTAGCACAATAAATCAAACAAAAAAGTTTCGGCTAACTGATGCAGAACTGGTCAAACGCGACCTTATAAATCACTTCAGCATACGCAAAGGCCAAAAATTAATGAACCCAGATTTTGGAAGCATAATCTGGAACATGATATACGAACCGTTAACTGCTGATGTCAAGTCCACTATAGTTGAAGATGTCAGAAGAATCGTCAGCTATGACCCAAGATTGCGTGTTGATAACGTTATATTAGACGAATTTGAACACGGAATACAGGTACAAGTGGAGTTAATTTTTCTACCAGGCAACTATTCAGAATTGCTACAATTGGAATTTAATTCAAATACCAATACACTGTCAGCATCATAATATTACCACTTTTTCTTTGCCATAAATACTGAATATAGGTATAGACTATGGCAATTACTACCAGACAAACAAGTTTATTAGCCCGGCAAGACTGGACTAAAATATATCAAACTTTCAGAGAAGCCGATTTCCAAAGCTTTGATTTTGAAACTATACGCAAGAGTATGATCGAATACTTGCGTACATATTACCCTGAAGACTTCAATGACTTTACCGAAAGTTCAGAGTATATTGCGCTAATAGATTTGATTGCTTTTTTAGGACAAAGTCTAGCGTTTAGAACAGATCTTAACGCAAGAGAAAATTTCTTAGACACTGCTGAACGCAGAGACAGTATTTTAAAGCTGGCAAAACTGGTTAGTTATAATCCAAAAAGAAGCTTGCCTGCTGCCGGATACCTCAAGTTTCAAAATGTCAGCACAACAGAAATTGTATATGACAGCACAGGTACCAATTTGAGCAATCAGCTGGTAAGCTGGAACGACAGCACAAACGAAAACTGGTTAGAGCAATTTACTGCTGTATTAAATGCAGCATTGATCAGCACACAAGCCATTGGCAAGCCTGGTGCTACCAAGACTCTTAGCGGAGTGAAAACAGACGAATACGCAATTGATCTGTTAAACGGCCTAATACCAGTGCAACCGTATACTGCCAGTATTGCAGGTGTCACATATCCTTTTGAAATAGTGAGCCCTACATCAGCTGATCAATCTTATGTGTACGAAAAAGATCCGGCTCCTAGTGGCGCATTTAATTTTCTTTATAGAAATGACAATCAAGGGAATGGATCAAACAATACCGGATACTTTTTTTACTTCAAACAAGGTGAATTGGCGAACCTTGACTTTACGATCACAGAAAGTTTACCAAATCGCATAGTAAATGTAAATTTTGACAATATTAACAACACTGATATTTGGTTATATTCATTGAACTCAGCAGGCAACCCAACTACACTGTGGACACAGGTGCCAGCGGTAAACGGAATTAACGTAATTTATAACAACACAGCCGACAGAAATTTATACAGCGTCAGTTCTAGAGCAAATGATCAAATTGATCTAGTGTTCGGCGATGGGTCGTTTACCAACATTCCAACAGGTAATTTTAGATTATATTACAGAGTAAGTAATAATCAAACTTATAAAATAACTCCTGAAGAAATGAGTGCAGTGACCGTGTCAATTCCTTATCGTGGAAGAACTGGTCGTGCAGAAACATTAACTATTCGCGCAAGTTTACAATACACCGTGACCAACGCAGTAGCAAGAGAAACACTGGAAGATATCAGAACAAAAGCACCGCAACAGTACTATACACAGAATAGAATGGTCACTGGTGAGGACTATAACGTTTTACCTTTTACTACTTTTAGTAATATACTAAAAATCAAAGCAGTCAATAGATCCAGCTCTGGAGTCAGTAGATTTTTAGATGTGGTAGATGCCACTGGAAAATATTCTAGTACAAATATCTTTGCCGAAGATGGAATTATTTACAGCGAAGATTCATCAGAGATAGAAACGTTCCAATTTACCAGTAGTAGTGAAGTCAATTATGTTGTGCAAAATTTAGTTTTGCCATTAATTGCTAAAATTCCTACTAGACATTTGTATTATAAAACAGCAACACGATTTACTCCAACAGGAACATGGTCTCGCACGTCATTCAGCGGTGGCCGTAGCACCGGTACATTTAATGCATCAAGTTATATCTATCTGACACAGGGAGCTCTGGTCCAGTTTGCTGCGCCAGCCGGTCAATACTTTGACGCACAGAATCAATTGCAAACAGGAACACCTGAAACAGAATATCAGCGAACCACATTGTGGGCCAGTATAATTTCATATCCTACTCCGGGTGTAGGTAATGCAGTTTTGAGCGTTAACGTTCCTACTGGTGCAGAAATAAGTCAGGTTATTCCGGTGTTTGCCAATTCTTGGTCATCTGGATTGACTACACAGGTTATAAACAATATTTTAAGTTATAAAACATTTGGTGTTCGTTATGACATAGTTAACAAACTATGGACCATTGTTGATGCAGCAAATTTAGGATCAGGTACATTCAGTTTGACCAATGCTGGTAATACATCGGGCACTGGTCTAGACAACAGCTGGTTTTTAAAATTTGTTTTTGCCAATCAAGAGTACACCGTCACCAGCCGAGGTGTAAATTATTATTTCCAAAGCACAAAAGAAACTAGATTCTATTACGACCCTGATGTAAAAGTGTACGATAGTAAAACAGCAACTACTAGACTAGATGCTATCAAGATTTTACGCACAAACACTCAGCCTGACAATGCAAACAGTATATTTTATAGTCAAACTTATAGAATCTGGAATAGAGTAGTCGAGTCTGACGGATTTGAGGACAATAGAAAAGTTTTTGTCACTTTCCCAGATGACAACCTTGATGAAGTGCCTGACGATCCTGATCTGTTTAGCAATCTAGTGGCACCTACTACTAATCCAGAAAATAAATTTGTGTATTTTGTAAGAGCTGTTGATCAGTTTAACTTTGTAAAGTACGATCCAGTGGATCAGACCAGCGTGGTATCTTCGTACCCAACAGAAACAGAGATAATTAATAACATTACTCTGTATCCATCGGCAACAATTTTTTACGCTTATACCGAGGACAAATTTTTTAGTTCAAACGGGTCAGTGTTAACTTTGCTTACTGATTACGTTGCCAAGGTTGGTAGACAAGATCTTATGTTCCAATATACACATAACGCTCCTAACAGCAGAAGAATAGATCCAAGTCCAAACAACCTAATAGATTTTTATATCTTAACAAGAAGCTACAGCGATCAATATTACGCTTTCATAACAGACCCAACTAATCGAGTACAAGAACCGGTCGCTCCAACCAGTGACGAATTAAGAACTGAGTTTGGGTCAATTGAAAACTTTAAAACAATTAGCGACAGTATAATTTACAATCCTGCTAAATTTAAACCATTGTTTGGTAATAAAGCCGAGAATACTTTGAGAGCAACATTTAAAGTTGTTAAAAACCCAAACGTCAATATCAGTGACAATGATGTAAAGAGCCAAGTGATTGCAGCAATCAACACTTATTTTGATATAGCAAACTGGGAATTTGGCGAAACATTTTACTTCAGTGAACTCAGTGCATATTTGCATTCAGCACTGAGCCCTAATGTCAGCAGCGTGGTTATTGTTCCAGCCGCAGAATTAGCCAGTTTTGGTAGCCTGTATCAGATCAATGCCGAAGCAAATGAAATTTTAGTCAGTGCTGCCACCGTTGACAACGTACAAATTATCAGTGCAATTACAGCAGGACAACTCAATATAGCATAATAGGAAAAGTAATGGCCGTTATTAAGACACATCAATTTCTTCCGGAAATTTTTCAGACTGAAACAAATAAAAAGTTTCTAAACGCAACACTAGATCAATTGGTTAGCGAACCTGCGTTAAAAAAAATCAATGGATATATTGGAAGAAAACTAGCTCCATCTTATAAAACAAGCGACAGTTATATTGAAGAAGCTTCTTCGGATAGACAAAATTATCAACTTGAACCTTCGTTGGTATTAAAGAATGATGTCACAAACGAAATTGAATTTGCTACCACTTACACTGACATTGTTAATAAAATCAGATATTACGGTGGCTTGACAAACAATCACAGTCGTTTATTTGATAACGAATATTACACCTATAATCCTAGAATAGATTTAGACAAGTTTGTTAACTTTAGCCAGTACTACTGGTTAGACAATGGCCCAGATCCAGTAGTGATATCGGCAGTTGGTGTGCCCTTAGAAGCCACATTTGATGTCACGTTTAATGCCACAACAGGCACATATGAATTCACTGGATATGGTAGAACTCCTAATCCTACCATTACGTTATCTAGAGGCGGGGTTTATGATTTCAACATCAATGAACCCGGGAACGAATTTTACGTGCAGTCAAAACCAGCTGTAAACGGTATTGATCCGGAAATGCCTAATTTGGACACAAGACAGGTGCTAGGTGTTTCTAATAACGGGCAATCAGTAGGAACAGTTAGATTTACAGTTCCAGCAAGCAATGCACAGGATCGTTGGACATCAATGCCAGTCGTGGATGATGTTGATTATGCAACCAATTTGTCGTTTGCACAGGTGCTTGGTGCTAACCCACAAGAGCTCAATGAAGATCTAGGCGGCATTGATGGCACCATACGCTACATTGAAAATGCTTCTGTGGTGTTTGTAAATCCGCAGTATATTGACGATACATATTGGGTTGATACGTCTCGCGTCGAAGACGGCGTTGCATACTTTGATCAAAACAATTTAATTCCATTTGAACAAAGAACCAGCATCTTTACTATAAAAATAGAACGAGACGAAAATGATGTAGAACGAATCATTCTGTTTCCAAAATCTAGTGTTCCTAACGAAAGAAAAGTAAGGATCAAAGCAGGTACAGAGTATGCTGGTAGAGAATTTTATGCTAGATTGAACTTGCTGAATGTAGTGCCTTACATAACCGCACCATTAGACACATTGTTCTATCAAAGCGGCGAAGAAAATAATGCTATCGGAACAATTAAATTAGTTGAACCAACGTCTAGTACAATTGATCCGGCAGCGGAGATAGTGGGACAAGTAAATTACACAAGTCCAAACGGCGTTAGTTTTACTAACGGGCTCAAGGTTAGATTTGACGCAAGTTCTCCGGCTGAATGGAGAAACAAAAACTATTATGTTGAAGGTGTGGGTACCTCAATAGTATTGGTTGCAGAGTCTGAGTTGGTATCTATAGAATCTATCAATACCAGTTATATTGTTGAAGCTGGTAAAGATTACGTTGTGGGCGACCGTCTTACATTTGACGGTGGGGTCAGAACAGCAGATGCAACCGCGGTAGTGACTGCTATTGTAGAGAACACAGCAAAAGTCAGCGCAACAATTAACAGCATTACCGGCGCACTTACCTCAATTGATATTATTGATGGTGGCTCTGGGTACACCAGTGCTCCAATAGTAAGCATTGCGTCGGCACCAGCATCAGGTACAAATGCATTTGCACATGCTGTAATTACAAATGGCGTAGTCACAAATGTCATTATTGATTCAGCTGGCACAGGGTATTTGTCGGCACCTGTTATAACCATTGCTCCTCCAACCTCAGGTCCAATTAAAACTTTTAAAATCAAAGATAGAGGAAATTATTCTGTCTTACCTACCAACCCTGTAAGTCTCAAGGGCGGGTCTGGTACAGGTGCTTTAATAAATGCTTACCTACAACCTGCGGTTCAAGATTACATGACCGTCAAGCGATCAAGTATAGACAGAAACCCATGGTCCAGAGCCAATCGTTGGTTCCACATGGATGTGATACAAAAAACTGCAGATTATAATAAAATTGACGCTATCTTTAATCAAAACTTAAGAGCCAGCAGACCAATTATTGAATTTGATGCTGATTTACAATTGTATAATTTTGGCGCAGAAGCCAAACAACCAGTAGACATACTGGATACTTCAATATCTAACGCATTTACACAAGTGCAAGGGGTTGTGTGTGTTGATACTAAAACACTCACCATTGGCGACTTGACTCTTACTACCGGTGATAGGGTAATTTTCTCAAATGACATCAATAACGATGTTAGAAACAAGATTTACAAGTTTTCTATTGAGCTTACATCAGAAGCTCCGGATCCGCTTCTTTACAAAGCTTACATTGTGGAAACAGACGATACCACAATAGTTGCAGGAAACACTGTTCTTATCCTGTCCGGCGACAACGGCGGAAAACACTGGCACTATAACGGGACGTCATGGAAAGCGTCGCAAGAAAAAACATACAACAATCAAGAGCCTTTGTTTGACGTGATCAACGACGACGGTGTCAGTTTCACTAACAGTTCGGTATATCCAGGCACCACTTTCCAAGGAACAAAAATATTTTCCTACAAAAAAGGAACTGGAAACAATGATAGTGTAATTGGATTTCCGTTAAGCTATAAGAATTTTGTTAGCCAAGGTGACATACAATTTACAAACGATTACGACACACAGTCGTTTGATTATTTGATCGGTGGCGGCGGCATCGAAACAGTCACAGTTAATGCTGGATACCTGCAAAAAAATATCGACGCTGCTTCTTGTCAAAGATTAAACATCTGGACTATCAACAGAGATTTTAGTCATCAATATCAGAATTATCAGTTCACTTACGATGGCGAAACAAATTTATTCCCTATTGATAACATACCAGACACAAGTATAATCAATCCCAATATCAAGGTCACTGTCAATAACTCAATCTTGGATATTGGTAATTTTGTTGTCACAAAAGTTGTTGACCAATATGCGGTATTGGTTAATCCTGAATTGATTGTAAAAGACGATGTTGTTTTCGTAAGCATCTTTAATAAAGATTTGGTATCGCCAAACGCTTTTTATGAAGTGCCATTAAATCTAGACGTTAACAGTCTTAATACCAATCTTGAAATGTTGACATTGGGTCAGATGCGTAATCATTTGATCACTTTAAAAAATAACAGTTTAGACATTGTTGGTAAAGTTCCTGGTAATAGCAATCTTAGAGATATTCAATACATGAACAAAGGGGGCAGTGTTTTACAACACAGTGCTCCTGTAGTGTATGCTGGATTGTTTTTGAATCACCCTACAATGAATTTTGTAAATGCATTAAAGTTGGCAAATAGGGAATATTCAAAATTTAAAATTAAATTCTTGGAATTGGCCGGAAATCTAGATTTAAATCGCAATGACATTGCGGGCAGTGTTGATGCAATAATGCTGCATATCAATCTAGTTAAAAATGATTCATTCCCGTGGTTCTACAGCGACATGTTCCCGTATGGCGACCTAGGAAAAACTGTAATTCCTACTTATACAGTACTAGATCCAGACATCACAAGTTATGAAATAACAACTATTTTCAATGACAAAGTGATCAGTAATCGAGCTGTTCTTGTTTACCTTACACGTACAATTAACAATGTCACATCAAAAACACTATTAATTAAAGATAGAGATTTTTATTTTAGACAAGACAGACCAGCTATTACTATAAATGATAGTTTTGGTCTCTTGTATGGAGACAAAATTGATATCGTAGAATACAGCACCACTGACGGTTGCTATGTGCCCGAAACTCCTACCAAGATGGGTATGCATCCTAAGTTCTATCCTGAAATTTATGTGGATGATACTTACAGAGAGCCAATCACAGTAATACAAGGACACGACGGCAGCATAATGCCAGCGTTTGGGGATTTCAGAGACAATTTAATATTAGAACTAGAGCGCAGAATCTACAATAATATCAAAGTTCAATACGATACCAATATCTTCAATGTCCATGATTATCTACCTGGCAAATTTAGACCAACAGATTATTCTCTAAGAGAATTCAATCAGATATTGAGTCAAGAATTTTTATCTTGGATTGGAACCAATAGATTAAACTATTCAACCAATAACACATTTACAGCATCAGATCCTTTTACTTGGAATTACAAGAGATTCAGAGATGTAGTAAATGGAGAAACTTTACCAGGATCATGGCGCAGCATTTATCGATATTTCTATGATACTGATCGTCCGCACACGCATCCTTGGGAAATGTTGGGCTTTAGCGAAAAGCCCAGCTACTGGAATGACAGATACGGACCTGCTCCATACACTGGCGGCAACGGGTTATTATGGAGCGATTTGAGTCTTGGTTATATACACGCCGGCGAGCGTGCCGGATTTGATTCAAGATATCAAAGACCAAATCTTGCACAATATATTCCTGTTGACGAAAACGGCGACTTGGTCAGCCCAGAAAAAATTCTTGTGACCGACTTTGATAGCAGCAAAGCAAATGCAAATTTTGCAGTAGGAGATATAGGACCAGTAGAAGCTGCATGGCGTCGCAGCAGCGAATTTGCATTTGCAATGCAACTGGCTCTTGCCCTAGCCAAACCGGCCAAATATTTTGCTTTACTGGCCAATACACAGAATTATACCAGAAACGCAGTCACAGCACAGTTTGAAACAGCTACCACAGGGCAGCATTTAACACCCACTGCTCTATTGGTACAAGGCTACGACAATGGCGTCACTGTAGAAAGAAATTCTGGCTATTTGAACTGGATTAGAGATTATGTTAAAAATCTAGGTATTGCTGACGCATCAACATTGATCAAGGATAACCTTGCAGCATTGGATGTGCAATTGGCATACAAAATGGCCGGTTATACTGACAAACGATTCATTGAGTTATTGGCTGAACAAAGCAGTCCAAGTAGCATCAGTGACAGTGTTATAGTTCCAGAAGAAAACTATAGAATTGAACTATACAAAGGCAGTCCAGTTAATAAAATAACTTATAGTGCAGTTATTGTTGAAAAGACCGCAGCAGGTTATGTGGTAAGCGGATATGATCTAACAAATCCTTACTTCTTTATTATTCCTAGTCAAGTCAACAACAATGCCTACACTATCACATCTGGCAATCAACGAGGAACAGTCTACAAAGACTTCAAGAAAGCGAAGTATACAGTTCCTTACGGATTTGAATTCAATACCAAACAACAAGTGGTAGACTTCCTAGTAAGCTATCAACGTTATCTGTTGGCACAAGGATTTATTTTTGTTGACAGAGACAACGATCTACAAGAACAAAAAGACTGGATTTTAAGTGCCAAAGAATTCTTACACTGGTCAAGCCAGGGTTGGAAAACAGGAAGTGTAATAGTTTTAAGTCCAGTGTCTACTACTTTAAAAGTTTTTGATTCAGCATCAGTGGTTGATGAAATTTTAAATGCACCTTACTCTAGTAGAGTGCTTGACGTTAATTTTAAACCAATCACTAAAAATAATTTTTCAATAAACAGAAACAGTAATATATTCACCTTTACTGCCAATGCAGATCAAACCATTGGATTCGCTGAATTAGATTTGGTACAATACGAACACCTACTGATATTAGATAATATCACCGTTTTCAATGACATTATCTATGTGCCAGAATTGGGTAATAGACAGTATAGATTAAAGTTAGTTGGAGCCAAAACTGCAAACTGGAATGGTAGTTTAGAATTGCCAGGATTTATTTACAGCAGTGATGTAATTGATGAGTGGGAATCTGGCAAAGATTATTTAAAAGGCTCTATAGTAAAGTACAAGTTTAGATTCTATACTGCAATACAAAACATCACAGCAACTGATCAATTCCAAACAAGCAGTTGGCAATTGATCCCGACGTCAGAATTAAAATCTGGCGTTATTAACAATTTTGCTACCAATGCAATACAGGGTATAAACTTTTACGACATTGATGATCAACCAATAAATGAAGATTTACAACTGTTCAGCAACGGATTAATAGGATTCAGAAACAGAGACTATTTTACCAACCTTGGTATTGATAGAACCACTCAGAGTAAATTCTATCAAGGGTTTATCAAACAAAAAGGAACGGTAAATGCACTAAATGCATTACAAGGTGCGACCTTTGGAAATTTAGATACAGATATCAACTTCTATGAAAACTGGGCTGTTCGTGTTGGCGAATACGGTGCCACAGACATAAACAAATTTATAGAACTTGAGCTAAACGAAACAGACTTTAGCAGCAATCCTACTGCGTTTCAACTGCTTGATCAAACAACAACAAAGGAACCAGACGTACTGGCCTTTGATAATACCAATGTGTTTAAGTCATCGGGCGAATATTCTGCTCGCATAGTACGAACAAAAAGTTTAGCCGAGCAAGATGCCTTTAAACCGTTGCCAGTGGCTGGGTTTGTAAATCTAGATGATGTTGATGCAACTATTTTTGATTTAAATGACTTTGAGACTCTTACAACTATAGTTAATAATATTGGTATAGGTTATAAAATATGGGTCGCAAGAGATTTTGATAAAAATTGGAATGTGTATCGCGCCAGCTTGGTAAATGGTTATATTTTTGGATTACGATACAACATTGATGATTTGGTTGAAGTTGTCTTTGATAGAGAGCACGGACTAGCAGTTGATGACCTGATAGTTATAAAAAACTTTGACCCACAGTTTGATGGTGTCTATCAAGTTGACAGCATCATTGACAGCACAAGATTTTATATTCGATTATATCAAAATCTACAGCAAATGAAAGATACCCAGGCCTTTGCTGGTGTAGGAATTTTATTCAAACTGACATCTAGTAAAATTGATTACTTGAAAGATGTAGAAACAGTTAGACCAGTTGCCGGATGGGTTCCAAACGATAAAATTTGGGTAAGCAATCTAGACAGCAATCAGAATTGGGGAGTATACAACAAGATTGACCCATGGAAGTATTCGGTCAAAGTTGAACCAGACCCAAGTAAATTGTCAGGCAACGACTTCTTTGGACAAACAGTCAGTCTAGACCCCAATACTGGACAATTGCTTTATATTGGTGCGCCAGGATCTGGTACTGGGCGAGCTGCTATTTACGGTCGCGCAAGTGCAAACTCGTGGGTACCTAGTTCGTTCTTATACGGAAACAGCAATAATCTAAGCGGATTCGGTAAAGCTATCACCAACGGGTCTGGATTTTTTGCAGTAGGTGCGCCTGACAGTGATTCAAGCCGCGGATATGTTTACGTTTACAAAGATGGGGTGTTGATTCAATTGCTAACTGATCCATCGGGTACAACCAGTGATAGATTCGGCGAAGCTCTTGCAATGAGCAGAGACGGCAATTATCTTTATATAGGTGCTCCGGGCGCAAACAAAGTGTTTTGTTATGCAATAAAAACCAGAGCAGAAGATACCCAATCGTTTGAAGGTGATGGGGCAAGCAACGTGTTTACCTTATCGGCAGCAGTCAACGATCCAACAGACATTGTGGTATTCGCAGTTCTAAGATCATCTGAGTATGTGCCTACAGTAGATTACACTATCTCTCAAGCAGCAAACGGTATTACTGCATTTACACAATCGGGCACCGGTGTTAGCGGAGGCGGCACTTTAACATATTCCAATCTCAGTGCTACTGGTGGATCAGGGACCGGCGCCAAATTTACTGTTATTGTTGACAACAATGGTGTTTATACAAATGTAATAAGAATCAATGGCGGCTCCGGTTATAATGCTGGCGACACATTGACTATACCTGGTACAAGTTTAGGCGGCACGGTTGCCAATGACATAACTATCACAGTTTCAAGCAAAGGAACAATCACAAATCTAACTTTTGGGACTGCTCCTACTATTTTTGAAAGATTTGATGTTCTAAAACGAACTTCTTATTACAAATTAATTGATTCACTGAGCGGTGCAGCCGACACCAATTTTGGGTGTTCGCTTGCTGTTAACAGAGATAGTTCGATTATTTCAGTTGGAGCAAATACCAAATCATTGAACGGAACTGCTAACGAAGGAACAGTTAGCGTCTATCATAGAACAATAACAGAATTTACCACAGATGGTGTTTCTGGAACATTCACTTGCCCAGACGACTTCAATGATGTGTATAGAGTGTTATTTAATAATACTGTGTTGTCTGAAGGAACAGACTGGTATCGACCAACTGGAACATTAAACGTTGTACAGTTTCCTGGATTCGCTACCCCAGCTGGCGGGCAGAAGTTGAGAGTAGAAACCAACCAATTTTTATTAGATCAGGTTCTTGATGCAACAGAAGTTGGAGTCACAGGGCAAAAATTTGGTACATCATTGGCCATGTGCGGAACAGGCTGTAATTTGTATATAAGCAGTCCTTACTATGCTGAAATCAATTACAGCTCAGGCCTGGTCACACGTTATGTAAACGTAGGAAGAGTATACGGACAAGTCACTGGCAGCAAAGTCAATCCGACAGTGACCGCTGGCCACACTTTGGTAATAAATGATAGAAACATTCAGTTGACTGGTACTACACTAGATAGCGTGGTGTTAGCAATCAGTAATGCCAATATACCTGGAGTTTCTGCTGAAAAGTATCAAGGAAAACTAAGAATTAACAGTGATGTGGCAGTAGCCAACGACAAGCTTGATATCAAACCTGGTAGTGTTGGAACTGCTTTGTCTGACCTTGGAATAGAGATTTACAAAAAAACACAGGTTATTAAACATTCTAATAACATAGGAGAAAGATTTGGTACATCACTGGGGTTATCGCAGTCTTATGGAGTGTTAGCAGTAGGTAGCGAAGGTGCCGATGTTAGTGTCCCTATAACCTTTGATGCAACATATTCAGCTACTACATTTGACAGCAACAGCACACTATTTGTAGATGTGGTTTCTGAATCTGGTGCTGCATACATTTACGATCTATTACAAAACCCTTACGAATCTGTTGACAACCCAGCTGTGTTTGCATTTACACAAAAACTCGTTGGACCTGATCTAGACACCGGAGACAATTTTGGGGCTAGTATCAGCGTGGTTGGCGGAATAATGGCAGTTGGTGTTAACAAAGATTCAAATGTTGTAAAAGGTGGTGGAAGTCTTTATACGTACAACAATCAAGACAACAAAGCAGGATGGGAACTTATAAGATACAAAGACCATCAGGTTGATCCAGAAGGCATAAGTTCTGCGTTTATATACAACAAAAAAACTCAGACAATATTGAACTTCTTTGATGTTTATGATCCTGCTAAAGGCAAAATTTTAGGAATAGTGGATCAAGAACTAGATTACAAAGAAGAATACGATCCTGCATCCTATAACACCGTGGCTAGAGATGACACAATACTGAACACAACTTTTTATTGGTCTGACAGACACGTTGGAAGAACTTGGTGGGATACCAGCCAGGCCAGCTTCATTGAATATGAACAAGGCACTATTCAGTATCGAGTTAAAAATTGGGGCAATCTGTTCCCGGGTAGCCGCGTAAAAATTTATGAATGGGTAGAGAGCAATTTCTTACCTAGTCAATACGTTGCCAGCGGTGGCTCAGGAATTCCTAAGTATGCCGACAATTCCTCATATACCAGTGTGACATTGGTAGACCCGGCAACAGGAATTATCTCTCAAAAATATTATTACTGGGTAGGGGATAAAACATCAGTAGATGTTAATAAGGCAAAAAGAACTCTGAGCGTTGCGTCACTGGAAAGTTATATTAGCAATCCCAAGGATCAAAACATTCCTTATCTAGGTGCTCTATCACAGAACAGTTTTGCTTTATATAATGTTTCTAATAGTTTAACAGGAAAAGATATTGTTCTGCACATAGAAACTTGCGAGTCAAAGAGCAGTAATTTGATACATAACGAATATCAATTGATTCAGCAAGGAAATCCAAGTCAGGTACTTCCGGCAAGAATATTAAACAAATTACGCGAGAGCTATTGCGGATTTGATGAAGCAGGTAAGCTGGTTCCAGATCCTAAACTAACTGTAGAAAATAGAACAGGATTGTTAATTCGCCCTCGTCAAGGAATATTCTTAGATAGAAATCCTGCACTCAAGAGCTATGTTAACAATTTAAATGATATTTTTGTAAAATATCCTGTGTTATTAATTAGTAATGCAGCCACTTTGTATTCTCAAGAAGCTGCTCCGTTAACATATGATGATCAATTGGCTTCTTTCGCTGAATTATCGTATCTTGATTTAGACACATTTGTTGACGGGTATACTATTTTAATACCCAATGATTCTAGATACAACGGAAGATGGACACTGTATACATTCAATGGTGTTAAAAAAGAGTTCGAATTAAAATTTATTCAGAGCTATAAAACTGAATTATGGTGGACCGCAATTGATTGGTACAGCAGTGAGTATGTACAAGGTACAGATATCAGTTATGTGGTGGCCAACTACGGAGGCATACAAACTGTTGCCCCGACACCGGGAGAATATATTCAGGTGCTCGACGACGGTATTGGCAATTGGTTAATTTATCGTGTTGAAGCAGATTCAAGTTTGACTTTGATAGCTGCTCAAAATGCCACACTAACACTTGATGAAAGATTACATGAAGTTGCATGGGGTGCTGGATTTGATACCACAGTTTATGATATAATAGATTTTGACCCAGCGGCCGGTGTAGAAGTAGGCAAAATCTTTGATAGTGTGTACAACGAACTGTTAATTAACAGTTTGGCTGGAGAGTTTAATAGTCTGTTCTTCTCAATAGTCAATTACATATTTTCAGAACAAAAAACTCCGGATTGGATTTTTAAAACCAGTTTCATTGATGTGTATCACAATCTAAGAACACTGGAGCAGATTCCCAATTACATTAGAGATAATCAAAGCTTTTATAACGAATATATCAACGAAGCAAAACCATATCGCACTGCGATTCGAGAATATGTGCCCTTGTACAGCAAGACAGACATAGCTACCGGGTCGTGGACTGATTTTGACGTTCCCGGAAGATATTATGATCTCGAAGGAATTTATAAATCACCAGATATTGATTCGGCAGCTGATGCTCAATATTTTGAGCTACCAATTTATTCTTCGTATGCAGAAAATTACAAATATAAAATTACAGATTACATAATTGGTAATGTTGGGGTTAACTATACTACAGCACCAACTGTTGAAATTGTTGGCGGCGGCGGAAGCGGCGCAAGTGCAACCACCACAATCAATCCTGCAACAGGTAAATTAACTGGTATCTATGTAGTGAATCCTGGATCAGGATATACATCTACTCCTACTGTGTTTATTAATGGAGTAGGATCTGGAGCCACTGCATACCCAGTGTTGCATAACGAATACAATGTAAACAGCAGCTACAACACTGTCAGGGACATTACTACAACAATAAAATTTGATAGAATTACTTATTCTAGCAATGTAGTTGAGTGGAAACCAAATACCGCTTATGCTCAAACAGTAATAGTTGATGGCAACAAAGCCAATGCATGGAATCTTGATAGATTGGAGTTCCAGAATCTAGTCACTGACGTCAATACTCAAGACAGCGACATTACAGAGATATTCTTCAATGATACTGGAACCAGCATGTATGTTGCTGGCAACAACACAGATAGAATTTATCAATATACATTAAGTATTCCATGGGATGCAACCACAGCATCAAACGTTGGAGCCACCAGTGTTGCCACACAAGACAACAATGTGCAAGGACTATATTTCAGAGACGATGGTGCCAAGATGTATATTGCTGGTGCTACAACAGACAGCATTTATGAATACAGATTAGCTACACCTTGGATGGTCAATACTGCGTCTAATGTGTCAGTGAAAAGCGTATCGTCTGAGGAAGCTAGCCCGCGAGCAGTTGAATTCAGCAAAGACGGTTTAAACATGTATATTGTTGGTACACTAAATGATAGAATCTATCAATATACATTGACCACACCTTGGCAAATTGAAACTGCTAGCTATTCAGGTAAAAATTTATCTGTGGCCGGACAGGACAATTTTCCAACTGCTATAAGATTTAAATCAGACGGGTCAAAGTTATTCATGCTTGGACAGCAGAATGATACACTGTTCGAATACACGTTATCATTGAACTGGGACATTTCTACTGCAATTTTTTCAAACAGTTATAACTTAGATACAGATACGCCAACCGGGCTGTATTTCAAGTATGACGGAACTGGTATGTACGTGTGCGATTCAGGATCCAATTCTGTCAGTCAGTACGTATTCAATTCGTTTGGTATTGTACCTGTTGAAAGTAATGTTTATATAACAAGCGGTAATATAGTGTATTACAACAATGTGGCATATATTGCAACAAATGCCAACGTTAGCAGTCAGTCGGTATTTGATTTCTCAAGATATACAAAAATCAACGATGGTAATATTTTACTTTCGGCAGCTGATAGAATTACTTCTTATTATTTCCCAGAAGTAGGCAGACCAGGAAAAGATTTTGGCCAATTGATGTTTGGTACTGAATATCCTGGAAACAAAGTTGAAGGGAAAAATTTCCTAGCGAACAGTTATGCAATTACAAGTAATGTAATTGGTTTTAACTACACTGGAATGAGAATTACCAGCGCCAACATACAGCAAGTGGATTTCGCTAAAGGTGGATTTGAATTAAATGACACATTAAGGATTCAAGGTCAGTATGATTTTGATTTTAAAAACAATGCAGATTTTAAAATCATAAGCATTGATCACAGCGAAATGATGTTGTCTGGGCCGCCAATTGAAACTTTATATACAATTACCTTAAACAGTAATGTGAGTTTACAAGCCGGCGATTACATCACACAGGCAAACACAAGAGCAAACGCTTTTGTATTACACGATTATTCAAATGCCAACGTGATTCAGATTATTCACAGTATTACCGGCTTCACTGTTTCGGCAAATACAATATCCATTAATGGCACACCACAGTCGGCTTATATTTCTGAAATCATAGCCGGCGGAACTGCTAATGTTAAAATCACCAATTTAACAATTGATACTTTGCTAGATTCAAACATTGCCAGCTTCTACAAAGATACTGCATTAGGAACCAGACCTGAAGATATCAACATTGTGGGTGGAGCGTATGTTGACGGATACAGCAGTCATGCTCCTGAGGAACTGATCCCAGGTCGTGTGTTTGATTCGTTGGAATTAAGAGTGTTTACAAACAATGCGTCAAATACTGCTACTTATGGATTCAGAGAATTCCAACCAATGCGTGGAAACATTGAATTTTATAGAATCAGTGCAAATTCTACCACAACATTGTCAGCCAATCTTGGCATGACTGACATTGACATTTTTGTTGCAGATGCATCTGTATTACCAGATCCTGGTGCCGCAGTTGGTATACCTGGTGAAATTTTTATAAACGGTGAGTTAATACATTACTACCAAAAATATGATGCAACCAAAATATTAACAGCCGATCCGTGGACACCAAACACAACATTTGCAACTGACAGTCTAATCGCACATAGCGGAAATACCTATTTGGTATTGGCCAATGTGTATGCAAACGCTACTGCTTATATTAACAGCAGTAATGTTAGACAAGTTTTTGTTAATACTCTTTCGCAATTGAGAAGAGGGGTTGACGGTACTGGTATAGCAAACGTACATCTGGTTAATACCAAAGTAGTTGACAGCAGTCTGGTTCAAGTGTTGCCAAATACCGCACCAAGATTTGCTACAGTGTCGGGCGCATTTAAAGTTGCAGCAAATGTGACCTGGAGAATACAACTAGGCGACACAATTACAGCTAATGTTGGCAGTTTCATTACACAAAATTCCAACACAGCCAATGTAAGAGTACTTGAAACCGTAAACTCTTCCAACGTGGTTGCAGTTCAGTTTGTGTCTGGTAATTTAGTAATAGGATCAGACGTTGTTCAAATATACAACCCTACTACAAATAACTGGCAAACTACAACAGCCAATGTTAGAGCAATGAGCGTGCTTGGAACTGTAAACGGCAACGGAAATGTTGTATTAGTAAACAGCGATATTGTACGAAGTGATTTATGGATACCGCTTGGTACAGGAGCAGGACTTGAGGGCAGCAACAGCGATGCTGCACGATTTATTAGGGATGAAGTGAGTTATACACCATGATAATACCACAGCTAAATACAGATATGGATAAAAATATGGATGATTCAGAACAAATGTTAACAGATACAAATCAAAAACCAGATGAAAATGGTGGAGTGCATGTGCAAGGGCATATCAAAATCTTTGATCCAGAATCTGGAGAAGTTTATGTAAACAAGCGTAATGCTATCCATTACGAAAATATAAGCGAAGCTATTGCGTACACTCTGGCAAACAAAGGGCAAAGCTATATTTACGAAATGCATTTTGGCAACGGTGGCACAAGCATTGACCCAACGGGAGTTATTAACTACTTGCCGTCAAACATCAACACCAGCAACAGTAATTTGTATAACCCCACTTTTGCAAAAATTGTTGATAACACCAGTGCTCTAAACACCGATCCCACAAGAAACAAAATTGAAGTTAGACATACGCCAGGGCGTATCTATTCAGATCTTGTTATTAGTTGCTTATTAGATTATGGTGAGCCAATTGGCCAGAGTGCTTTTGATAATTCAACTACATTAGACGATACTTACACATTTGACGAACTTGGTCTAAAAGCTCGTAGCACTGACGGCACATCAGGGTTGACCACAACAGGAAAACTGTTAACACATGTTGTATTTCATCCTGTACAGAAATCGTTGAATAGATTAATTCAAATTGATTATACAGTTAGAATACAAACATTAACCAATCTAACTAGTGTAGGATAATAACTATGTCATATTTTGTAAACAAGACCGACGGAACAGCAATAGTGGTATTAGATGGTACCAAAGACACTACCAGTACCAGTTTAACATTATTTGGCCGATTGGTTCAAAACTACGGAGACCAAACAAACGAGAACTTTGTTCATCTTCTTGAAAATTTTGCATTAGCATCTAGCCCAGCTAACCCAATAAAAGGACAGCTTTGGTATGATACCAATGTTAACAATATTAAAGCATATAATGGAAGTACCTGGATCACAGTGGGTTCAGACATTGTAGGAAATGTAGACATAACCGGTAATTTAACCATTGGCCCAAACGATTTCCAGATTAAAGATCTGTTTGGCGATGTTTCTATTAACAATCAAGTCAACAATGGAAACATTAGTTTATTTGCAAATGTAAACGGATCAAGCACCAATGTCCTTAACATAAACGGAAGCAGCGGTCTTATAACAGTACTGGCCAATGCAACAAGTAATTTAGGAATCACAACAAAAGTTTATCTTGACAGCGAAATACAAAATGCCAGGTACTATACTACCAGCGCATTGTCGTCAAACGTTGCTGTAATAAATGCAAATTTGGTCAGTCGTATCAGCGAGGAAAATCAACTAAGAGCCAATTTGACCGCAGCTAATGCTCAGATTGCTATACGTGCAACAAACAACAGAGTTGATGACATCAACTTGGCCACATATACTGCGATCACAGGCAATACAGAAACAATACTAGGAATTATTGGTGATCAGGACAGCGGTCTAGTCAAACAGATAAATGATGTTAACACAGCATTAACAAGTAATGTTGTGGTGATTAACGCAAATCAAACAGCAGCAAATGCAAACATAGTTGCATTAAACAACAAAATAAATTCAGTTAACTTGGCAATTGATGCTGCATTGGTAGCTAACATTAATACCAAAGCAGATATAAACAGCCCAACTTTTATAGGTACACCTGTAGCACCAACTCCAACATTTGGAGCAAACAACACTCAATTGGCCACTACCCAATATGTTATGACACGAGGCGTGTTTTGGGATGGTAGTAGAAAATTCATAAGCACTGACGATCCCGACTCCTCAATTGGAGCCAACGGAGATTTTTGGTTCAAATATACCTGATTATGGCAGATAAGCAACCTATAGTAAACATTTTTGGGATTTCTGGTCCCAGCGGAAATCCCGTACAAAGTCCTGCGGTACTGTATCCAAGAGACGACCGTAGATGGAATAGTTTTTTAAGACAATACGCAGTTTGGCCAACTACGGGCAATCAAAACGCTAGCTACACAATTAACAGAATTTTTAACGCACCATATACCGGTACCTATTATATTCGATCCAGCGTCGACAACAGTGGCACAGTCTACTTCAACGATTTAAAAGTCAACGGAACAACACAAACAATAGAAAGACATCATT